TAAAAACTTCAAGAGATGTGCATTGAATCACTACTCGGATTGAGAGGCTGCGAATCACCAGAGCCATCGACAGGGCTCTACATCGATGACCTCGGAATCAACCAGACATTCTTAGGCCAACTTATCACGGACCAATACCGCAACGGCGTTGAACTCTTCGAAGATAAACGTGCCTTTGCATGGCGCAAGCTTTCATCCGATGTGCTGACTAAGCTCAGTCCAATGATGAAGAGCGACACAATCATCGAGAGCAAGCGCGTTGGACAAGTGGTGTCCAATTATGCCAATGTGCAGAATGCCCTTGGTGCTGGCAATTATGGCGGCATAAGGCTCAAGATTGACCCGAACACGGTTAGCTATCTGAACTTCTACCTTGCAGATATCAACCTTGCAATTGACTCGGCCAACACCAACGTGCCGGTGCTTATCTTCGACATGACCACAGGCAAGCTGCTTGAGACCATCACCTACGCAGAGGGGGCACTTGACCAGTTCCTCGGCAAGACCTTCACCTCGGCCAAGCGCAAGCTTGACATCGCGATTGTGTATGAGTCAACGATGAACACGGTGAAGTTCACACCAAAGAGAGGCACTTGCACTTCTTGCGGAGGCGGACCCAAGGAATCGCACATGTGCCCTTTCGTGGATGCGATCGGAATTGAACTCACTACCGATGGCACGAACGTGCTGACAAGCAGCAGCTCGAAGTATACCACAGGCATGAGCATCACGTACAATGTGAACTGCGACCGCCAAGGGTGGATGTGCTCAGTCGGTGGCACGATGGCCCTATCACTGGCATACGCCACCGCTGTTGAGATTTACAACTATGCGCTGACCATAAGCCCGAACCAAAGAGTGAACACTTCTGTGATTGTTAATCGTGGCCAAAACAAGCCCGAGCTCATGGATGGAATCATGGCAGCCCGAGACATCGCAGCAACACGCTACTCTGAAGACCTTGGCGCAACCTTGCAGAACATGCGCCTGCCTGATGACACGCATTGCTGGGATTGCAGAAGAAACATGAAGTACGTGACAGCCCTGCCTTAATATGCCAACGCCTGCGCAAATACAAAAGAACCTTGATGAGCTGTACAACGATTGGACTTCCAAGTTCACTGCCTTGTATGGTCCGGTGAGGGAATTGAAGCGCATCATGTTCAAACGGATATTTGGCACAGGCTCGAGCGGTGGCAGCAACAGCGATGGCCAGAAGCTACCGACTAAGCCATACAGCACAACTCCGATATATGTCAGCCCGAGAAGCCTCAGAAACGCACCGAGCAAGTTCAAGGTGGGCAAGCGAGGCGAGCCAATTGAGTCTCTCTACTTCCCTGGTGGATATGCCCAGCTGAAGCAAGGCACATCTGCCAAGCTGCCACTTGAATTGACTGGCAGGCTCAAAGGTGGATTCTTATCGGAGGAGGTAATCACCGAGGGCTTGGAGGCTGCAATTGCCTTGCCTGCATCAGAGGCTGGCAAGGTCGAAGGACTCGAAACAAAGTACGGCATAATCTTTCAGCCTACACCAGAAGAGCAAGCCGAGATGCTTGAAGAACATGCGCAGCAATTAGTTGAGCAAATCATTAACGCAATGAACAAACGATGAATATACTCTCTACGATACTTGACAGACTGAACCAACGTGTTGAGGTCGGCAATATCTTCGATCAGATATACGGCCTATCCGAGCTTGTAGGCGAAGGCAATGACAAAGCTTGGGCTTTCTACATCGGCAACGGCCAAGCCATTCCTGTGACGAATTACGATGCGAAGCAGGGCACATTGTTCTGGGCGAAGCGTGGCAAGATAACAGTAAGCAAGAACGACAGCTTGAGACTAGCTGGCTGCAAGTCGATATACGAGACACGCTTCACTCTGACTGCCTATGCGATGGTCCGCAAGTCGCACCTTCCTTGCGACTCTGCCGATGCACAGGACTGGGTGGCATCGAGAGTGCTGCGCTTGATAAGCGGCACAGACCCACAATTCAAGACAGCCATCGGAGCAATTGCCTACGAGGTAGTGCCAAGCGGATATGCAACGGAGGCGAGATACTTGCCAGTAAATTACGAATGGGCTGCCGTTGCAATTGATGTGGATGTCAATGTCAGCACCTCATCTGAGGACGGCTGTTATGACACTTGTCAAACCGGTGAAATTCCACTTCCAGACTTTGAGCCTTGTGAGCCTTGCCTGACATCGGTGGCTGTGGATGGGGTGACCATCACCGGCAACGGCACACCAGCCGATCCGTTGGTTGCAATTGGTGGAGGCGGTGGCACGCCATTGCGCACACAGGAAGAAGGCACCAACGTAAGCACCAACACCACAACATTGAACTTCACCGGTGCAGGCGTTACGGCTTCGCTGACTTCGCCTGGAGTTGTTGAGGTCAATGTGCCTGGAGGTGTTGGTACACTTGTAGCCTTGCCATTTAGCACGGACCATTTAACGGCAACAGGCAACGCTTATGCGATTAATGATGTGGTGTATTACTTAGGCAATGTTTACCGTTGCATCGCAAGCAATGATTCGATACTTCCAACGAACGCAACTTATTGGACTAACCTCGGAGCAGGCTTTCCGCTTGTGCAACAGCCATCCGATTGGAACGCAACAACTGGAAATAATCAAATATTAAATAAGCCAACAATACCGGTTTCGATTGTTGAAGATGTAACAGCAACAGCACCGCTAAGTTCAAGCGGCGGCACTACGCCCGACATAAGCATTACGCAAGCGGATAGCACTACGGACGGCTACATCAGCTCTACCGATTGGAATACCTTCGATGGCAAGTTCGATGTGCCAACAGGCACGGCTTCAGACTATCTCGATGGCACGGGCGCACCTACGCCGTTTCCTGCTTTGACCAATGGAACGGTAACATCGGTAGCGGCAACCGTTCCAACACCGACTAACCCTGCGTTCAGCGTTAACGTGCCGAACAATACCACTACGCCAAGCGTGGACATTACCGCCAACGGAGTAGTGAGCCAGTACGTTCGCGGCGATGGAAGCCTTGCAAACTTTCCGCTTGGCGGCGGTGGTGGCGCATCGGTTAATTACTACCTAAATGGCTCAATCAGTCAAGGTAGTTTCGCAGGCAATACCTACTATGAAATGAGCCGCGTGCCTGTACTTGGAGGCGGTACGAACTTTCAACGCACCCAAGCTCAGGGCAATGGCTACATTGCGCAATTCCTTACCGATGCAGGCGACCCGAATCTTTTGGCAATCCCTTCAGGCAATTGGAACTTTGAAACCTACTTCAACGCATCGAGTGGCGGTGGTAGTCCGAGCTTTTACATTGAATTGTATAAGTACGATGGCGCAACCTTTACGCTCATATCTTCAGGGTCTACAAATCCCGAAGCCATTACAGGCGGCACGGTGGTTGATTTATATGTTAGTGCGCTTGCAGTACCAAGCACAGTGCTACTTGCAACAGATAGGCTCGCAATACGCATTTTTGTAACCCCATCGGGGCGAACCATCACGCTTCATACTGAAGATAACAACCTTTGCCAAGTAATCACCACGTTCACCACAGGGCTAAACGCACTAAACGGATTGACCGCGCAAGTGCAGAACTTTGCAACGGGAATGGCTGGCACGGATTTCGGCATCAGCTCGGCAACCTCAACGCATACGTTCAATTTGCCAACAGCAAGCGCAAGCAACAGAGGTGCGCTAAGTTCGGGGGATTGGACTACATTCAACGGCAAGTTCAACACGCCAAGCGGCACTACATCGCAATACGTGCGCGGAGACGGAAGCCTTGCGACATTGCCAAGCTCACCAACTGAAGACCAGATAATTTTACTCACTCAAATATTCTCGTAAAATGCCAACATATTCAAAAGTAAAACTAAGCGCAAGCACAAGCGGCAGACCAGTCAAGGTTGTTGCAACATCATCGGCTGGTACTACCATTCACGCAACAAGTGGCAGCGCATCCATTGACGAAGTGTATCTCTATGCCAACAACACCGACACAGTGACTCGCACATTGACCATTCAATGGGGCGGTACAACAGCCCCTGACGATAGCATCGTTGTAGGCATCTCTCCGCAAGCTGGTATCTTTTTGGTAGTGCCGGGCTTGATATTAGTGGACACAGGCGCAGCGGTAACGATTCGAGCCTTTGCAAGTGCTGCCAATGTCATCAACATAACTGGCTATGTAAACCGTATCGTATGAGGATTCTAACGAGGCGAGATACTGGGCTGCTCACGCAGTGGACTTTTGGCACGGCTGGAGTTGACCCCGATGCACAGGCATTTATAATAGCCACAGGGATTACAGATTTGACAACTATATCTGCAATTTTTGCTTTTGTTACAGGATTGAAAAGTAATAATTTATGGAATAAAAATTCTGCTATTTATTTATTATTTACCGGTTCAAGTGGAAGTACAAAATACAATTTGAAAAATTCATTAGACACTGATGCCGGATTTAGAATAGTGTGGTCAGGGGGTTTAACATTTAGTTCTTCAGGTGTAACTGGCAATGGAGTAAACGGATTTGGCGATACTAAATTAATACCTAATACAAGCTTGGTACAGAATGACACACATATCTCATTTTATTCAAGAACCGATTTAGCGAGCAATACGGCTTGTGATATGGGGGTAGGGACATCAAATTCATTATACTGCTATTCAAGGTCATTGTCAAATACCACCTTCTATGGTGTTAATGAAGCATTTGGCGCATCTTCCCCTTCTAATGTTAACAGTGCAGCCTACTTTTTACTCACACGTGGGACATCTACAAATAGAAGGCTTTTTAGAAATTCAACAAAAATACAAGATGTTGCAACGAATAGTACAGGATTAAGTAGTTCATCAATAAATTTATTAAGACTTGGAGGGTTTGCAGGTGAGTACTCAACAAGACAAATAGCTTTAGCTACGATAGGCAGTAATTTGTCAGATAGTGAAGCCAATACTCAATATTCATTAGTTCAATCATTGATGACAGCATTAGGTATAAATGTATGACAGTATTCCAACTCACACCCGAGCAAGCCGAGCAGCTACGTGGCACGCTCTACGCTGCCGATTTATATTACAATCCTATTCAGGATGCAAATGACAATTGGATAGTGTCAGTCGAAGAGGTAGGTCAATGCTCAATCGATTGGGTTAAGCAATTGACAGCGATTGAGTATATTTCAAAAGAATCATTAACTTTGTAAAAATTCTTATACTATGGCAGGCGTAAAAGTAACAGACCTAACATCTACCAGCACGGCAGCTTCAACAGATGTGTTCTACATTGTTGACACTGGCTCAAATACATCGAAGCAGATTGAGGTGGGCGATATCTATTCAGGGATGCCTCAGTTTGATAGTGGTATTTACACGCCAGTAGTAACCAATGAAACAAATAATTCAACCATAACAATTGAAGGAGGGTTGTATTCAAGAGTCGGGGATATTGTTACCGTTACAATTAAATTAATAGTTGAGTTAGACACAGGAGAAACTACCACAGGCTTTAATATAAGCTTACCGATATCAACTACGTTCACTGATAGGGAGGAGTTGATAGGTAATTTTGTGGCTTACCCATCAACACCCGGGGCATCATTTAGTCAAAGTAATGTTCAGGCTGATATTACAAACACCGATTTAATGCAATGCAGCTTTGAATCGGACACTGCCGCAGATACAATGTCGGCCTCAATTGTTGCGCAATACTTAATCCTCTAACCATGCGCAGCACCTCGCTTCTCGGTCTTAACCTAATCAAGAAGTACGAGGGCTTGAGGCTTAGTGCCTACCTTTGCCCAGCAGGCGTGCCAACCATAGGCTACGGCTCGACCCGATACCCGAACGGCAAAAAAGTTTTACTCGGCGAAAAGTTGACAGGCGAAAAGGAAGCAACACAATTGCTGCTTGCAACGCTTTCGCCGTTTGAAGATGCAGTAAATAAGCACCTACCTAACCTCAATCAATGCCAGTTCGATGCGCTTGTATGCTTTGCCTACAACGTGGGGACTGGTGCTTTGGTGAAGTCCACGCTGATGCGAAAAGCAAAAGCCAACGCAGCCGACCCGAGCATTCTCGATGAGTTTCTGCGTTGGAACAAGGCAGGCGGCAAAGTGCTCACAGGGCTAACCAACCGCAGGCGCGAAGAGGCAAATCTCTATTTCTCATTGTGTAATTTTTAGCCCCACCTTGCCCAAACGTGGGCCGCCTCTTTGCGTAAACTTACCCATGAGGAAACGCGCTACCAAACCAAGGCGAATTGTGGATGTCATTGTCAAGCACTGGCGTGGCACAATCGGCAGCCTTATGATTTTGGTATCAATCTTTCTACTCATCTTCAAAGTGATAACAGCAGAGACATTAACCGCCATCATTGCAGCACTATTAGCAGCAGGGTACATACCAAAAGCAAAAAGCGATGCAACAGATTAGAAGAGATACAATTAAGGTAGTGCGCCACAGCAAGCTCAACATCGACACCATGAGCTGGGAGGCTGCTAATGCAGACACAAGCTTCGCGCAATCCAATCGCGAGAGCTTTCAGGCTGTCATGGCGCAACCGCCAAAGCCGAAAGTGCTCACGGCATTTGATACAATTCAGCCGTGCGATGTATCTTTGTATCCAGCTGCCACGTACTACATACCCAAAACTCACAGCGTAAGAAATGAGCCGAATCCTGAAACGCCTATGAATTACGATATACTTGCAAATGGCATAGTGCTAACCTTCACCATGCTTCTGACCATCAAGTACGCACTCGGATGCGTGCCTGCTTGGCGTGCTTTGTTTTCGGATTTGCGTTCAGTTTAACTATCTTTGCAGCATGGCATCGCTGCACATCCTTGAGTCCTCAATCGACCTCTTCTATGTGATCACCGACAGGGATGGCAACATCGTCACCTCTAACGACTTATTTCGCGAGTATAGCAGCCACATCAAGCCGGTAAATATCCTCGACATTGCAGCGCAAGACAGCGACCGCGATGAGCTGCTTAATGCCATCAGGAAGGCGCAGAACAAGTCACCCGATGCGATTCGGGCCTATGCCAAGACACGGCAGAAGATGGCATCTGAACGCTTCAACATGTGGAACGTATACGCCATTGTTGACATGCTGCACTTCATCGGGATTCAGCTTGTCGATGTGACATCCATCAGCAGCCATGAACATGAACGGCAGAAGATACTGCTCGAAGAGTTTCGCTTCACCTTATCGCACGAACTGCGCCAGCCATTGACATCAATCGGTGGCTTAGTTAAGATGCTAAACGAGCACTCCTGGGCAACGGATCAGGAACGCGATGGCGTGATGAACATGCTTGCTGACAGCGTTGACAAGCTCGACAATGTGATCCGGCTCTTAGTGAAGAAAGCAACCAGGCAAATATGAACAACCTACCGGCCACCGATTGCGAATGCGATGAGCGACTTGTGAAGGTGCTGGCTGTCTACATCAAGGAGAAGGCAATGCCGATCAAGGTGGCAGGTGATATACTGCTCAACGAGCTCAGAGATAAGAGCACATACATAAAGCGACTTAATGAACTGATTCAACATGCGCAACACTGACCTGATCCTAATTGCAATCTCCTGCTTTTTGGTGCTTATGCTGATGCGCACTTGCGGTGCTTTGCAACACACCGAGCATGAGCTTGCAACCAACCACGCGCTGTATGTGTCGCGCATTGCCAGAGATAGCAGCACCATCCACAGCCAAGGCGTGCAGCTCGCAGCAGCAGGCACCAAGCTGAGAGCCTTGGAACTTCGCGAGCCTGAAGTGGTGGTGAGGTACCAAACGCGGACCAAGGTAGTCACGCAAGTCGAACTTGGCGAGACCGTTTACATCGACAGCTTTCCGCACCTTCGCCTGCCTCGCACCTTCCATCGACCGGGCAAGTGGCTTGAGATAGGTGGGCAGATAAGCCGCGCAGGGAGGCTCCAGATTGATTCAATCATTATTCCGGTATCTTATACCGTTGCAATTGGAGATACGCTGCGCAGAGGCTTCCTATGGCGTAAGCGCGACAAGGTGGTTCGCCTTGGTATCGACAATCCATACGTGCATGTCACAGGCATGAACAATGTGATCGTGGCAGACCAACCGAAAAAGTGGTATGAGACCAGGGCCGCGGCCTTCGCTCTCGGGGGGCTTGTTGGTGTCGCGATTGGAGCGCAAAAATAAATGCACTGATTTACAGCGAGTTAGAAAAAATTACGCTGGTGGTTTGCTTTATGTATTGCAGATTCAAAAGATAGGTGTATATTTGCTGCATACTAAAACACACCAATATGAACACACCCCTATCAACCTCAACAACCTTCAAGAATTGGAAGGGCACTGAATTTTTCCACTACAACCACCTCACCGGCACGATGGTGATGGTTGTGAATGATGGCTGCATCAAGGGCCTTTACACCCGATGCGACAGCCAAGCTGCAAACCTTGCACGCCAGTATCACCGCTCGATGGAGTACGGCACACCACCGGAAAAGCGCATCTATGATCCTTGCGACATGGAGCAGTTTCACAATCAGTTCGCGCTCGTTACTGAGCACCTACACGAACAATCAACTCAAGCACTTTTAACTTCAATCTAATATATCATGAAAGCACCAGTAAACTCAGGCGGAAGCCAAACCCGCCAAATCGCACCCGAAGGAGCATACCCAGCGAGATGCTACCAAATCATTGACAAAGGCACCACCTTCGATGAGAAGTGGGGCAACAAAAAGCGCAAGGTTCAATTCCTGTTTGAACTGCCAACAGAGACCGCTGTGTTCAGCGAGGACAAAGGCGAGCAACCCTTCTACGTGAAGGGAGTGTTCAATCTGACAATGGGCGAGAAGGCATCCCTTCGCAAGTTCATCGAGTCATGGATTGGCAAGAAGCTCACCGATGCGCAAGCAGGAGACTTCGACATCACCAAGCTGCTCGGCCATCCCGGCATGATTAACATCGGGCACACAGGCAAAGAGGACCGCGTGTATGCTAACATCATGAGCATCTCGCCTCTGCCCAAAGG